TCTCCCATTTTAGGGGCTTTAAACATAGTTTTGTTCCAGATGCAAGTTCTTAATGACCTTAAAGCAGTCGTTCACAACCAAGGGTATCCAAGGTTGGATTTGACTATAGTTGAAGAAGTTTTGCTTAAGCGTATGCCTATTACTGTTCGTAATAATGACGAAAAGAAGGAAAAATGGCTGAGAGACAGGCTTAATGAGATTATTGCAATGTACAGCAAGCTGAATCCTGATGATGTGTTTGTCCATTACGACAGTTTAAAGATAAGTGAAGCCGGTGGTAAGGGTGGTGCTCTCTTTGACCCAGACAAGTTGATGCATGTAATTGACAACTTGATTCAAAGTGGCGTTAAAACTCTATCTACTCTGCTTGGCAGAAGAGGGGCAGGTCAGACAGAGAGTTATGCAAAGATAGAAATAAAGCTCTATCTGACAGGACTGGGGGGTATCCAAAAGTACATTGCTTCCTTTATGGAGAAAATGCTTACTGTTTATTTGAATATCAGAGGGAAACAAGGTGTTGTGGAATTCCGCTTCAGACCTATTGAAATAAGAACGGAACTTGAACAGCAGCAGTTTGAGTCTACACGGTTAAACAATATTGCCTTGCTTTATGACAGAGGGTGGATTTCACAGGAAGAAGCCGCCCAGAGAGCTGTCGGTCATGCTCCTGATAGTCCAGAACCGAGAGTTCCAGGTGCTGTCGTTAGAAATAGCGATGGTCAGCCTGTTTCAGGAACAACTGACACAAACCCAAGAGCGGGTGGTAATACAGATGCTTCAGATAATCAATAAGAAAAGGAGTGTTTATCATGCCAAAACCAACTGAACAGCAATTACAGATAATAAATTCAAGATTCAGTCAGACTCAGCTTACCGAGGACAACTGCTATGTGTTCTCGAATTTGCTGATTGATAACCTGCCCACCGCTTACTATTCAATAATCCAAGAGCCTCTGCTTAATAAATTTGCACAGGACTTGGAGAAAGGTGTTGCTTTATTGTTAGTACATAACAATAGAAAACTGCCTGTCGGCAGGTCTTTCAATGCTTACCTTAAGAGAGAGTATGTTGCACAAGCAGGTACGGATGTTATCTCCTTGTACGGTGACTTCTATATACCTCTTGGTATCAACCTGGAGGGTGGTTTCACTACGGATGATGTCGCTAAAGGCATTGATACAGGTATCAATTTTGCTACCTCAATCGGCTTCAATGCAGAAAAATGGACTTGCTCTATCTGCGGCAACGATATCCGTGATTATTTTGCTTGCCCCCATATACCAGGAAAGAAATATGCAGTAGAGAAAGACGGAAAAGACGTTGTTGAGACTTGCTATGTTTTAGTGGGGGAGGACGGAGCAGGAAAACTCCTTGAAGATTCACTGGTATACGCAGGGGCATGTGATCGGGCAAGTGTAATACGCAACTTCTCTGCTGATGTTACAGATTTTGAAAGTTCGTCTAAACTACAAGTGATTGATACATTTAAAGATATCCCTGTAAATGCACTTATATACCAATACTACACGAAAGACGGGTCTGTTTTAATGACAGACACCAAGGCAAGAACAGGTGGTTCTGAATATCTCAGAAGAAGGAGTGAAGAGCAAGTGGAACTGGATAAGATCAAGGAAGTTTTGAATAAGTTTGATATAACTTTTTCCAGTGAGGAGGAGTTGGAAAACGCTCTGGGAGAGAAACTTTCGGTCAAGTCAGTCGATGTTGCTGAGTTGGAGAAAGAGAATCAGGAGCTTAAAGACCAACTTTCTGCAAAAGACGAGGAGCTTGCAAAAGTTAATTCAGCATTATCGGAGAAAGATGAGCAGATCCAGAAGCTTGAGGCAGAGAACAAGGAACTGACCGAAAAGGCAGGACTTGCTGAAACCTATAAGGCTGATTTGATTAATCAGGCTCTTGAGGCGGGAATTAGAGCACAGGGGAATGCGTTCCCGAAGGAAATGTTCAACAAGTTCCTTTCAACTCTGTCAATAGACGAGATAAAGGACGTTATCAAGAAGTTTGACACCGAGTTTGCGAGCAAGTTTGAGGGCAAGGGTGTTACAGACATGAACGCTAAGAACGTTTCAAAGTCCGAGACCCCTGTTAGCAAGACAGACTTCGAGACTGAACAGGAATTCAGAGATTTTATTGCTGACGAGGCAATGAAATATGCTCAGGAAAATAAGGTTTCTATCCAGGAAGCTACCAAGATTATGTATATGAAATATAGTAAGGAGAGTGAATAAGTTATGGCAGGACAGACTACAGGTTTACAGAAAACATATACCCTTATAAACGAGGCTATAAGTAAGAATACCGTGGTAACACGTGGTCCGGTTGACGGTAGTTGTGCAATTCCATTGACCGATAATGAAATTCCGCTTGGTGTTGTTACAAACGATGCAAAAGAGGCTGTTGCTCCTAGTGCGGGTGGCCCGCAGATTGGACGCAATGTTGCTGTTCAGCTTTCGGGCATAGCCGAAGTTGAATTGGCTGAACCCGTTAATTATGGTGATATGGTCATCGTAGCAGCTAACGGAAAAGTTAAGCCTATGCCTCAAGCTGCTGGGGGCGGTTTATTCTTCATACTGGGCTTTGCAGAAGCAAGTGGCGATGTAGGCGACATAATTCCTGTTACTATAAACATCAGCTCTGTATATATAGCGTAAGAAAGGAAAGGTGAAAGAATATGCCTAGTGTTCAGTCTGTTCATTATGATAAATTGCTTACCAATATTTCGGTAGCATATAAAAACGATCAGTATATAGCTGATCAGATTCTTAAGGAAGTGCCTGTTGATAAGCAGTCCGACAAGTATCCTGTTTATGGGGAGGAGATTTTCGTAGCTCAGGATGACAGGCGTGCACCTGGAACAGAAGCTAATGAAATCGATTGGACATACAGTGACGATACATACTTCTGTGAAGGACATGCTCTCCGTCACAGGATTCCTGACGAGGCTATTCAGAATGCAGACGAGGCTTTCAATCTTGAAGAGGAAGCCACTATTCTGACAACTGAGGGTATTCTACTGAATAAGGAAATTGACGCTGCTAACCTTCTACTTAACGCAGCCAACTACGATCCGGATCTCGTTGTAAACACTGGTGGTGCTAATCAGCCACTTAAGTGGGATAACAATAACGCTGACCCCATTGACACAGTTCTCAGGGCAAAAGAGGCAATGCATCAGAAGATTGCTCTCAATCCCAACACACTGATTCTGTCGTATCCCGTTTACAACAGGATACGCAGACATCCGGCTCTGATAGCACTGGTTAAGGTTCAGGATTTGTCAATCGTTCCTGACGCTCTCCTGAAGGAATTCTTCGAGGTTGATAACCTGATTGTTGGTAAGGCAGTTGCTTCCAATCCAAGGAACAACATTAAGTCATACATCTGGGGCAAGTCGGCAATACTGGCTTATGTTCCTGAGAAGCCTGGCAGAAAAGTTCCTGCGTTTGGTTACACTTTCGCCTGGAAGAAAGACGGCAACCAGTCCATTTTCGTAAGAAAGTGGTATGACGAAGGTCCTCGCTGTACCTTTGTTGAGTCCGAGAGATGGTATGACCATAAGATCATTGCTCGTAGGGCCGGCGTACTGTTCCCTGATGTTATCAACTAACCAACCTCCAAGATAAATACATGCCCCCGTGCCATGCCCAATAGCATGGGCGGGGGTTTTCTTTTAGAAAGGAGCTATTGAACAATGGAAAAGAAATCTACTACATCAAAACCTAATACCTCTGCGAAAACCAAGAAGAAAGCTGAAGTTTTCCAGGGGGAGGCTATGCAGATGGCTACTATGGAAACACCTGTGGTTACCGATAAGCCTAAAGCTTCTATACTGAAGAGCGAAAAAGTCAGACTCCAGAGGGTTTCACCATATACGATAACCCTTCCAGATAAAGCGAAGTATGCTGTTATCAAAAACGAGGGTGGCGGGGATGTGATTATCATGGACTCCGCTAATACTGTACTTTACATGGGGGATACAGAAAAAGTAGAGGGTAACACTGTTGTTTATTCGTACTCATATCCTTCTATCTCAATTACATATTGGGGGTAATGGTAATGGATATTCTTAAGGAAGGTTTCAGGGATAAGGTGCGTAGCAGGCTTGGAGTAGATGAAGTTGATCTACCTGACGGTGATATTGATAAGACTGGGTTTGCTCAAATTGCTGAATTAAAGGTAAAGAAAAGAGTTCCACGGTATATGGATATAGTTGATGAAACTGAGTTGATATACCTTGAAGAAGCAGCCGTCAACTATTTCTGTTATCTCATGTGTCCTTTAATGGCTCTTAAAGTTAATATAGAGGTTAAAGCACTCGATACTTCTTGGAAAAAGGATAAGGTCAAATGGGATGAAAGAGCAGCATGGTTTCTGGGTGAGTTTGAACTTGCTCTGGATAACATAACTTCTGTGGAAGTAACTACTTATGATACTTCGATTGCCGGTTTGATTACACATGACTATGAACCTATAGGTGGCGAGTAATTGTGATAGCGAAAGAAAAGTTCAAACTAATTCAAAAAGAGGGTTCTCCTGTAACTGTGGGGGGAGTGCAAACCAAAATGTTGATAGGTAGGGGTACTTCTCAGATTACCAATACTGTAGCTGTAGAAGCTACAAGGAAAGGTTACTTTTTACCTGACTTTTCCGTAGGAAACGGGAGTATAGTCAACAATGAGGTTACAGGGGAATCCTATTTAGTTGCTGCTACATATCCAGAAGAATACGCAGGTGAAAAACTTTCAGTCTATGCAGCGATGTTTGTGTGTAATGCAGTGGTGGACATTCAAAGTATAATAACCGAATATGACGACAATGGGGATAAAACCACAAAACTTAACCCCATACTTACGAATTCTCCCTGTTATATGCAAAGAGTATCTGGTGATTTGAAACAATATGATCCAGGCATACATCCCGATGCCGAATACATTCTTTTTGTGCCTGCGTGTGAGGCAACTCTTTTGGATACGATTACTGTTAAGGATCACTCCCCCCAACTAAAATTCAAGGCTGTCGATATCAATAATTTCATTCTTGAAGGTATCACACGTATTCAAGTAAAGGCGGAAACAAGGAATGCCTAAAAGACCGTATTCTCCGAAGCATCATATTCAAAAACAGATGCCCACTGCTCGTTTTGGCGGAGGGTATATTGTATTTCGTGACGATTTGTTTATAGCAGACTTGCAGAAAGTAATAGGAGTCACTCTTAACCGTATAGGTAAAATGTTGATTAAGCGTGCTCAGAGCAACTTGGCTGCTATACAATTTCATTATTTCCCTGTAAGACTTGCGGGGGAAGCTGTTCCAGAAGCAGGGATTCGGAGAACTAAAAAGGGCTATGGCAGAACAGACGCTTCAAGGAAATTTGCTGTTATTGATTCTATGGTGTTAGGTGATATAGCAAGGAGAGCAAATAATAAGCTTGGTATTACCGTGTATACTCTTGCAAAGAATTTCAAGGATTCCCACATAGGAATTTACTACGAACATGGTACTGGTCAGTATGCAGACGGTAGTTACACACGGGTTAGTGGCGTGAAGTATGAAGAAAACCCTTTACGCTCTGGTATGGATATCTATACAAGACCAGGGCAGGAGTGGACTGACTTGGGCGGGAATAGGCGTATCTCTAATGCAGGGTCTCTTAGAAAACTCCCTGGGTTTGCTGTAAGACCACAGAGATGGTTTGCAAGAGCGTTTGAGTATGCTAATTCACAGTTTGCAAGGGTGTTTTCTGAAGAACTTCAGTACATGGATATACGAAAATACCTTCAAGTAAAATCCAAAATCATAATAGGAGGTCGTAGGAAGTGAATAATGGATTAACTATACTGAATTTATACAATGGGATATATAAACTTTTGAGTAAGGACGCAACCATATTAGGGTATTTAGGGCTTGGTGAAAACCCTACCGCAAACCAAATTGGCCCAAAGATCCAAAAGCAGAGCAAGCCTCAGCAGTTGACTAATAATATTCCTCTTATTGCGTTCTATACGCCTGGCGGGGGTATCGACTCTGTTAATTTAGGCGTATTCTGCCCTATGTTTTATTTTGATATATACACAAATGACGATGTGAAATTAGCTCACCAGATAGCAGAGAGACTGTGCACATTGCTTTCTGGTTGTGTTGATTTTTCTGGTGTGGCGGGCACGACCCCTTTGATTGTTGACGCACATGAAAGTGATTCAAGATTGGATAATGTTTATTGTTTCACCATAGAGGCAACATTTTCCAATGTCGAAGCTTAGTGTTACAAAAAATAGGGACTTGCCTACTCTATATTAGGATATAGCTTTTGACCGAATCTAACTGAAAGGAGAATATAGAGTATGGCAAAGAATAATAAAAGTATCATAATCAATGGTGTTGGTACTATTCTTGCTGCAGGGCCAGATGGCAAACATGCTTTTCTTGGTACTTTGCAGACCCTGAGATTTGATTTTACAACGACAGAAGATCCGGTATACGGTGGTGACTCACTGTTTCCGCTTGACTATGTACTAAGAGATAAGAGTGTTGCCGTAACTGCTACGAATGCAAAGTTTGATTTGAACATGCTGCGTCTTGCTACTGGTGCAACTTTGTCCGATGCAACTCAGGACGATTCTTACACATGGGTACTGGGCAAGATGGCTACAGTAAAGAGGGCCGGTGCTGGTACGTATGAAGTTGACATCACGGCTGACGGAACACCATTCCATACTCCTGAGTTTACCGTAATGGACATGACTACAGGCGAAGCTCTTACAAAGGATGACGCTCCTGCTACTGGAAAGTTTGCAGTAGTAGAGACTACAGGCGAAGAGGGTAGCCCCAAGAGAGTTTTAAGCTTCAGTTCGGACATGGAAGGTAAAATGATAATGTACAGCTTCAAGAAAGCTACTGCTGATGTCATCATGGCTGAAGGGAAGAGGTCAGACATTCCTATTCCAATTAAAATTATCCATCAGGGTAACTTCAAGCAGAAAGATGACATGTGGCATGGTATTGAGACTGAAATCAAACTTGCTAAGGCAAGTGGAGCATTTACTATCGACTATGCGAGAGCTACCGCAAGTGCTCCTTCACTGACACTCAACATGCTTGACCCTGAAGACGGAACTTGCAGACTCTGGACAATGAAACGCTTCATTACGAGTGCTCCTCCGTGTATGTAGAACAGGCTACCTACCTCCTGTTTCTATTAATATAAAAGGCTTGCCCAACATGGTAAGCCTTTTTTGATTGCGTCTAACCTATGAATGAAGAAATAAATGAAAGGTAGGTATTCGAATGGAAAACGAAAAACTTACACCTGAAGAAGCTAAACGTATCGAGTCTGTTTTCTTTGAAGATGACGATGTTATCAAACTTAGGGATGGTAAAGAGTACAGGATTCCTCCTTCCAGTCTGAAAGATGCCCGCCGCCTGATGCAACTGCTTAAGACTGTAAATATCGATGCTGTTCTCCTGAACTTTGCCCCAAGTGGTGACGGTAGTTCTGAAAAAGAGAATGACCTGCTTGAGATTCTTGAGATTGCATTTAAGAACTACCCCCATGTTACGAGAGAGTATCTTATGGAGTATATCGATATTGTGACGGCTACAAAGATCATCGAGTGTCTAATAGGGCTAAACGGGTTAAAAAAGTTGAAGCCCCAGTCGGGTCAAGCGGAATAGTTGACGAGGACACGAATGAGGAAATCGACTGGGGAGAAATATTCTTCATGCTTCATAAACACTGTGGGTTGAACAAATGGGAAATTTTTGAGTATACCCTGCCCCAAGTGACAGAGCTAATTAAAAAAGCACAGAAAAATATAAGATTTGAGATTGAAGCATCAGTTACCCCAATAAAAGCAATAGCCTCTGCATTTGGGGTGGAGTTTAAAGACGAGAATACTACAACTGAAGAAACGAACCTGACTGACGATGACATTGACTTTCTTAACGAATTAGGCAGAGTTACATAAACAAATCCCCTACCTATTCTAATAGTAGTGTAGGGGATTATTCCATAATAAGGAGTTGTAATCAGATGGCGGGAGATATTCAGAATAATGTTCAACATAACTTAAATGCTGACGTTGATATAGAGTTTTCGTCCGGTATGGCAAGCCTGGACGAGTTTATACAAAAAATTAACCTTGCTAATGAAGCATTTACCAACTGGTCTAATACTACAACTGATCTGGAAGATAAAATCAGGTCTAAGTTTGACGCACTCAGCCGTGATCTCGGTAAGGTGGGTGTGTCTGAGGAAGCCATTGACACAAAAATAATGGCAAAAGTACAGAGAGAAATCAATCAAGCCATCACAGATTATGTTAATAGCATTGATTTTCATAAGGCTCTTTTTGGCACTGAAAATTTGCAGAAGGAAATTAAAGGTTTAGGTACAATTAAATCAAAGCTGAATAAGGAAATTGATACGATTGTAAATGATTATGTTACTCTTATTGATAGATCACGGGAAAGAGCTAATGACCCAAACACTATAAGTAAACTAAACCAAATAAAGACCAGTGTTATAACTACTAGAGATAATATAGTCAGCACTCTTGACAAAGTTGCAAGAGATTCTACACAGAGTTACGAAAATAGGATTAAGCAAATTGAACTAAGTGCACAAGAGCTGTCTGAGGCAATTAATAAAATGACATTGCCTAAAAACAAAGAGCAAACAGATACTTTAAAAAGGAGTATGGCGTCTGCTCTTAAAAAGTATGCTGACGCTTATACTGTACAGCTAAAAAAAATAGATCAAATAGCTAAGTTACAGTCTGACTCAATTCCTTTAGATGCTATTTCTCAGAGTGCCGTTGAAAACATCAGGACGCAAGTTAAAGAAGCTATTGTTAGTAGTATTCAGCTTCATATTACGCCAGGTGCTCTGAAAATTAAACTCGACAAAAAATCCCTGGATACATTGAACAATAGTATTGCTTCACAGTTAAACGCCATCATACAAGGTAAAGATTTTCAGCTTGCCTTTGAGGAGGGTGACGGGAGACTGACCATCACCAGCCAAACGTTCCAGAATATATGGAACAGTATACAGGAAAAGCTCACTGACCTATTTATAAAAGCTGATTTAGCTGAAATCAGCAGGTTGGAGTCCTTTGACTCTATTAGGTTGGTCGAAAAGATAGACGAAGTTAAGGGAAGAATAGAAAAGATTCTTTTTGATTATCTTGATAGTATAGATGTATTCGAAGCAGCGGGGCTTAAGAAATCTACTAAAAAAGGCAAAAAAGCTACTGTTTCGGGAAAAGTTGAAGAAGCTCAAACTAAAACTGAGGAGATAGCTGAGAATATAAAGAAAAATACACGGGACATTGTAACAAGAACACTTGAGGAAATACAGACTGAATTAGACGAAGTAAATGATGCTATCGTTAGGGCTACTGTTGCGTTAAATTCTGACACTATATCTAAGAAAACTCGTGCAAAATTAGAGCAGGGGCTTAATGCTACTTTTGAAAGAAGAGACAAGTTAATGCAGGAACTTGTGCTCGTTCAACAAAAAGACCTTGAGCAAGTTACTCAAACTATTGGAGAAAAAGCTAAAGCGCCTACAAAGAAAACTTACCTTTTAAAAAAGGAGTATGTTCCTGAGTTCCTTAAAAAAGTTTCTGCTAAATTAAGTGAGGCACTTGAATCAGTAAGCCTTGACCAACTTGACGCTATTAAAGATAAGCTATCTAAAGAGGATTTTGGTTTTGAAAGGCTTAGTCAGCTTATAAATGAGATAAAAGAGAGCGTTTCAGTAGAGGCTGCTGTAAATTTAAAAACCTCAATAACCAATTTAATCAACGTATTCAATGCTTTGAACTCTGTCATTTCTATCTCTGATGATGATAAAGCAAGGATACTTGGTCTTGTAAAGATAGACAAATCTACATTAAGTAAATTGACTAAAGGGCTATCGAAATCAATTAATGATGCTTTGAAGAACATAGAATTTGGAGAAGTAGTGCCTATTAAAGCAGACGATTTTAAAGATCTGATTGTAGTCAAGTTGAACACTATTATGAGCGATCTGACTGAGGCACTGAAGGAAATAGACAGCGTTGATACAAGCACCCTTAAAGAGAACGCTGCTGCTTTAAAAGAAGCCCTTACCACCCAAATTTCTTCTATGCTTTATAATATTGCGAATGAAATTAGTAGCATGGTGGATTCTAAATCATTAGACACCAAAGGAACGTCTGAGGCGGTCAATAAACTTGTTAACAACATATCCAAGATAAAGACTGCTGTTTCAGAAGGGTTTGTTGTTAATATAGACTCCTATGCTAAAGAGTTTGAAAGGATAGGTAAACGCTTAAGTCAGGCTAATTTAAGGGGTCTTTATAGCACTGTAAATGATTTTGTGGGTTTGCTGAACAGAATGGCTATCGGTGCTGAAAAGTTAATTAGGGAGCAAGAGAGTGGGCTTAACAATATAATAACTAAAATAGGTACTTCCGAAGAAGCTCCCGCTCCCACGAAGGGTAAAAAATTGACTAAGGCTGAGAAACAAGCACTGGCTAAGGGAGCGGAAAAGATCGAGAATGAACTAAAGGGGCTTACTTTATCTGCTGAGCTTGAAAAAATAACAGAGAAAGTTAAAGCACTGGGCGAGAACTTTAATAAAGCTAATAAGTTACTTAGCGATGCGATAGCTGTAAAGGAAAGCGGGTTTGATACTCAGATTCCTATATTACAGCAAAAGATGGCTGAGTTAGGCAACCTCTTTAAGGGAATAACCACTTCCTTAAAAGGTTTAGACGGTGGGGGATTAGCTTCTGCTATACAATCGTTTATTACAAAACTAAATGAAGTAAAGTCTGAGCTATTAAAAATTAATAATAGAAGCATATCATTCTCAGGCATCCGTACTTCTTTGGAGAACATAGCTTCTAATGTAAAAGAGCTAAATGATATGTTCAACAATGTGGATAATGGGCTTGTTGCATCAAGGATCCTTCTGCGTAGCACTGTCGGTATTACTGAATCCTTTGCCTCTACTTTAAGAGAGGTTTCATTGGCATTTGGTAATATGGATAATGGAGTGGTTGCTGCTCAAATTGTAGCCAACAGTATTAATGCGAAGATAGAGTCATTTGTTCATTCTTTGCAGAATCTTTCATCCAAGATAACTAATATAGATACCGCCCAGTTGAACATAAAGCTGACTCCTGAACAGATAAATGGTTTGGAAGCTCAGTTGGAGGGTGTTAGCATTGTTAATGTCAATGAGATAAGTGGTCCTATTGAGAATGCACTCAAAAAATTGCTCAAAAATACAGGCACTCTTATAGAGAATCACATTAATACATTAATGACTCAACCTGATATTAAACTGCCCAAGCTAAATACAAAGAAGATTGTCACTCAGTTGACGACATTGATAAATACCTTTATTGAAGGGTATATCAATACGGTAGCTGAGAACGCTATTACTATAAAGCCTTTTGAGGTAGCAACAAAAGATCTTCCCAAGGGCATTCAGGCTGCTCTGGCAAAGAAGGCGGAAATGCCTATTGCAGATTACATAAAACAAATGCCCAGGGTGGATAGTGCTAATGTTGTTGCTTTGTCACTGGAGGATAATCTAAACAAGCTGTATAAAAAATTTTATGACATCATTATGACCAATAAAGCAGGATTGTTCAGGGGAATAGACGAAAACATAAAGAACATTAAAATCACGCCCGATCTTACTGTTATTGAGTATTTGCAGAGGGAATTCCTTAACACCCAGTCTACTATAGTCAACAAAATTAAAGAAATGTTGAGGGATCAGTTCTCTGAAATCAATAAGTACATAAAAGAGTTGAAAGTCGCCCCTATTGGTTTCAACTATGTGCCTACAAATGTAGCGTCGCTTCAGGCTTCAGCCGCAAATTTGGCAAACTCCATAGGAGCTACTGCGTCTATCCCCAGGGGGAACATTAATGTTCAATACCCTTATAGGGTCGGTGAAGACATAGTTGTATCTGATTTGTATAAGAAGTCGGGCGGGTTAGGTAGTTACTTGAACAATAACCGTGTCCTCAATTCTATTCTTAACACAATGCGTTATATCATCGCAGGTACTTTGGTAAAAGTACCTTTAGGTAGTATGCGTGAAGCTTGGTCTTCTACAAAGAGTTTGGAACTGGCAATCACAAGGGCCGCCAATAACTTAAGAGGTTTGTCAGTTGAAGAAGCTCGTGCTTACACAGATCAGCGGGTCGAAAGAATATACGAGATGAACCTTCAGGATCAGTATGACTATTTAAAGGGATTAACTGAGGAACAAGCAAGAGAAGTTGAATACAAAAGAATTTCTGATCTGATAAGTGGCGGAGTAAAAGAAAGCCTACAATCTTTAGCACTACAATACATTATCCCACAGGAAACAGTGGGTGAAATGTATCAGTATGCGACACGTAGTACCCGAAATCCTTACGAAGCATTAGCGTTAACTAGAGCCGCCGCCCGCTTATACGCAGCAGAACCGGAAATAGGTACTGCTGAATCGGTAGCTGAAGCTCTCCAGAGTTTGTCAGTTATATGGGGTATATCTGGATTTGATATTGATAAGTATACCTCTATGATGTACGCTATCAGTTCACAGGTAAGTGCCAGTGCTCAGGATATACTGTACGGTATGGTGGCCGGTGGTGCAACTCTGAGGCAGTCTATGTCAGGAGGAGTTTTTGAGCATCCTGAGTTACAAGCTTTGAAAGAAGAGATAAGCAGGACTACAGATGTTCAAACATTGAGGGAATTAAAAACCAAGTATGAGGATTTGGAGAGGGAATTGACATTTGCTTATTCACTCCCGCTTATCGCTCTATTCGAGGAAGCAACCGGCAGGACGGGTAGGCAGACAGGTGCTGCGTTTGTGCAGATATTCAACGCCTTTAACAGGGAAGAGGTATACAAAGCAATATCTGATTTTGTTGCAGGTCGCCCCGAACTGGAATACTTAAGACCATATACAAGGGTAACCGATGAAGCTACAGGTATAGTAAGAGAAGTTCCTAAGAATCAGCTTCAGGTGCTATTGGAGTTCCTCGACGCTCTGCCTAAATTAAGACAAATTGACGCCCGTGAGGTTGACGAGATTCTTACCAAGATAGCAGGAAGATATACAGGCGGTTTAAAAGCTCTTACCTTAGCTATAGATGAGTTTCAGAAAAGGTATAGCGATATATACGGGGATGAGGGCGGTCTTGGTATGTACACGAAATGGGCTGAGGATATCCGTGCTTCTTCAAGCGATAAGCTCACCCAAGACATAATGGCTATAAATGAAACTATGGCGAAGAGGGCACAACAAATCCCTGTTATGTGGGGCATTGCTTTTGACGAAGTTTCCCAGGAGTTTAAGGGAGAAATCAACTTTATCATAGATTCTGTAATGACTCTGTTAAGGGCAATACATGATAATGCCAAGGCTATATCAGTCATAATCAAGAATACTTTGGTCACCCTGCTCGGTTATGGTATAAGGCGTTTGGGCGGGAAAGCTTATGATGTAATTAATTCCAGAGTTCTCTCTGCTGAAAGAGAAGAGCTATTAACTCCGTTTACTGCTAAATTGCAGGAAGAAGTTAAGAAACGCTATGAGAACATGAAGAGGTTGAACACTGTAGAGGAGAGAATAGCAAGGGCGGGGGAAATAGCTCAACAGACAGCAAAAAAGAGAGAGCAAATAGTAGGTATTAGCTTAACAGACCCTGAGACAGGTAAATCTATACCAATCGTTCCTGGAAGATTACATGTGGTAAAGGATGAAATCGATAGCCTTGCTGCCAAGATAACTGAATATGAGCAGGTTAACAGACTCAATAGAGTATTGGGGGGTTCTTTCGAAAATCTGCCGAAAGAAGAAGTAATAACAAGAGCTAAGTCTTTACTCCCTGGCTTGTATGAAATAGCGGATCAGGAATTAGCTCCACTGAAAAGTACACTGGACAAAATTACTGACACTCAATCACCTGATTATCAGATGCTGATGTCAGAGTATCGGGAAGCAGCAACGAAAGTGTACGGGAAGTTAGGAATAACAGCAATAGAGAAAGCTATTTCAGATTATAGCTCAAACATGATAGATTATTCTCAGCTTCGTTCCACTATACTCAAAGAAATGATCGAGTCCGCTAAGAATTCTTCAATGCCTTTGAGCACTGTTCTTGGTACTAAAGTTGTTGACGGTCAAAGAGTAAGCATAACATTGGCGGATAGGTTGAGTGAAGCCTTAATTGAACAGTCCGAACTTGAAAAGACCGCCGAGGCTTACCGCAGACAATATGGTGAAGACTCTAAAGAGTATTCCGTAGCTTCGAGAAGAGTAGACATGGCACGTAGACGGGTGGCCATGCTGTCTGCTGGAAAGCTCTCCAATACAGAAATAGAAGAGTTACAGAAAGAATTGCAGAGAGAAATGGGGAGCGAAGTAACTTCTGCAAATATCGAGGACAGGAAAGCTACTTTAAAGGCTCTTGAAGACTACTATATTATTCTGCAAAACGAGGCCTCCAAATTAGAGAACAAACAAAGAATTGCCGAGGATAGTTTGCAGGGGCTTAGCAAGAGCAGGGCAAATATCGTTAAGGATTTAGTCGCCAACAATGAAAACATTAATGAGTTAGAAACCACTATAAAGAATATAACTGAAGCCTATAAGTCAATGGGAGCTTCTGCAACACCTATCTCTGCAACCAAGAAGGATATATTGTCACTTAATAAGACAGTGGAAATGACAAAGAGAGGGTTCTTAAAGACCTTGAAATTACTTGGGTTAGGTAGTTCTGAGGAAGAGATAGAGCAGACACTTGATTTAGGTGACACTAAGGCTACTGAAGCTAAGTTGGGTAGGAATGCACCGTCTATAATGTCAATATGGTCGTTCTTTAAGAAAACAGAGGATACCAATAAGAGATACTTAGAAAACCTCACCCGCCAGGAATCTATAAAGGAGCGTATTAAGGAATTGAGGGAAAGTCCGGAGTTGGCGGGGTTACCTATTTCTGAATATGGCACAATAGATAAAGAAGGTATTAAAACCTCTGTTATAGCCAAGTACGAGAGGTTAAGAAAATTAGCTCTTACAGAGTTGGAACACGCAGATTCATTGAGCTACACAACTCCAGAGGAAAGTGCTAAAAGGGTTGACGAGCTATCCAAGAAGATAACTGACAATGACTTCATTATGAAAGAAGTTGACGCTCAGCTTGAAGAGATATCCAAGAGCAAGGCAGGAAGTGAGTTAGGTCAGCTTGCTACTGAGTTAGCCAATCTGAGGGCAGAGGCTGAAAAATTATCGGCTTCGTCAAGAAGTGCGGCTTCTGCTCAGGCTGAATTAAACGAAGAGCTTCGGAGAGCAAACGTAGAGTACGGTGCGGGCAAAAGCTCTGAGGAGTATATCAAAGAAATAAAAGAATCTCAGAAATTAGAAACCACCAGTCCTTTAGTGACTATTGCAGGTTCTATTTTCAGTGGTCTTAAGAGTATGGCTGTTAGTTGGCTGATAGGAACAATAGTAACTGGGGTTACAAGGCTTATCAGTGAAGCTCTTATGCCTAAAGATATCAAACTCCGCAGATCATATGAGTCTGTTCAAAATATAGCTGAGATGGCGGGTGCTACTAATAATAGCGGGGCTATTTGGTTAGAGAAGTTTAAAAATTGGTGGACTACTCCGCAGTATGTTATTGATGAGAGTGGTCAGGTATTAGTTTATGATAAAAATACTGGTATGAGGTTACCTCTGGATACTATATCAGGTAATGCAAATATTGTATCGTCCATATACAAAGATAGACTGCTTAACGCTAAGACGCAAGAAGAAAGAGACACAATCTTGAAGGAGTATATGGATTGGTACTACAAACATATGACAGACGTATATGAGTCTGAAACTCGTGTAAGAACTATTGCGGAAAAACAGATACTCTCAGCATTTGACAAACTGGACGAGCAGGCTTTAGAATACTCTCATAGCTTAGAGGCTATAGAAACAGCCATCGAATACTGGGGCGAAATAATAAACAGCACTATCAATGCGGCGGCTGTCAAGTATGAGACAGATAGATATAATGCTACTTTGATGGGTTATTCCTCTGGCTCACCTACTATGAGGCGGATCGAAAAAGAATTTGCCAGAGAGCAGTTACCTGTATATGAGAGAGCCTTACAGGGCATCGTCAACATGATGAATGCTGTGGATTTAAGCCTTATCGGTAAAGATGTGGCAGATAGGGAAATGGCTGAGAGAGGATTTAGAGATACGGTTGAATATTTGGAGTGGAAGAGACAGAATGACACTGAGTTTATAGTTTCCCGCATAGAAAATGAAAGAGTAAGAGCACTACAAGATACTTATACCGAGTACACCAAGGCTATAAATGAACTCAAAAATACTATCTATAATATCTTCGATGATTTTGAAGCTAATATCTCATACATAAATGAGGTACTTAATGCAACAACTATTAAACTAAATAGATTGCAGACTGAAAATACTTTGGCAAGGTGGCAAGCGGGAATCCCTGATTATTCGGCTCGTGCTGTCGAAGAAGAGATTAATAATTTGTACCAGCAGTATATTGAAAGCACGAAAGCAGAGGGAAAAATCAGAAGAGAGTTCCAGAAAATAGAACCTACACTGTTGCAGAATATCGAGGAAGCTCAACAATACTTCAATTATGCTATGCAGATTAGAGATGCTAATGCCATTCAAGAAGCACAACAAAGGTTACGAGATGCACAAGACGCTTACGACTTAAGAAGGTCTGAGTTAGAGCAGGCTGAAGCTCAAACTGCTGAAGCATTGCTCAGATACAACCAGGAGAGGGAATCCCTGAAATATTCTGCATCAGAAACAAGGTACAATTTAGCAGCAGGGCGGGCAGAAGCTGAAGCCAGAATAGCCATAGCACAAGCACAGTTAAGAGGTTTGGGTGAGGATTCATTATACGAGAGATTGATAACAAGACGGAGATTGGAAGCCCAGAACTCTATTTTAAGTGTACGTATAGGTGAGTTACAGAGGCTTATTGAGGAAGGTTCTCCTAATGCCGAAAGATACCGTGTAGAAGTTTTGGATCTCCTTGCTCAACAGAATGAAAACCTTGTCGCAATCAGAAAGCTCAATGAAAACAGAGTATCTTTCGGAATGCCTGAAGGGTTAACTTTGGTAACCTACAATAGTTTGTTACAGAGCATGGCAACAGAAAGGGCATTTGCAGGTCAGCGTAATGAGATACTGGTAACTGTAAACTTTAATAATGCTAATCTGAACAACAGCAACGATATGCGGAGAGTAGAAAGAGAATTAACAGATGCAATCAACAGGGCTATTAATAGATCGATAAGAAGATAAATGTTACCCCTTACAGAAAGTTGGTATATTATTAGTATTAACGCCGGGATATAATTGATCATGAACGCCGGTCGGAAATTGACCAGATATCGCCGGAATATAATTGACCACCCTCCCAAAATTGGTTACCTTCTTGTTGAAGAGACATAGGAGGTGAC